TCATTCTGACGTACCTCCATCATTTAAAAACCCTTGAACACCGTCAAACATACCTGATGTCCAGCCACCGACCAACAAGCCTGCAATAATAGCTTTGCCAATTTCCTTATCATGAAATACCAGAGCTGTAACTATTGCTAACACCAATCCCAAAGCCATTGATACGAATGGCATCCATTTAGTATCAACGACCTTTGTATTTTTGATTGAGTTGGTTAGGACATAACACAAAATAGCAATTACCATTAACTGTGCTACATCAATCAATTGCAATCCTTCAATAATTTTCATCTATTTTTCCTCTTCCAGTTCATTAAATTTGTCGAACTTACTATTTAATACCCCAACCTGTTTATTTAGTGCATCGATGGTATTATTCTGCTTTGAAACCTGATCTTGTAACTTAATAACCTGTACCTTTAAATCATCACGTTCCTGCGTAATCTGATCTAAACGATCAAATAACTCTCTAGTATGATCCGCATAAACATTTTCATTTGAACCTTGATTCTTTAAGCGTTGCAACCAAACTCCAAAGACACCAGTTATGACTGCACCACCAATAGCTGATATCAAAATTCTGATTGTTTCTTGTTCCATTTATCCTGGATCACTCCAAAATGCTTCTAAAAGAATTCGAATGTTAATAAATAGAATAAAAAGAGTTGTGAATTTTGGTAACAAAACTGGCGCAGTCAAATCATGTATTGAAAAAATTATTAAGTAGAATGTCCACACAAATAATAAAAGAAATACGATTAAGTCTTTGTTGGACTTACGTAATTCGTCAAAACACGAGAACATCACATACAGACCGATAATTATTAGCGCTATGGCAAATGGTGGATCATCTACATTAGCAATGAATCCTGGTGCATTAGGCGGTCTATCAATGAAGTTGCCAGTCAAAATAAAAATGATTCCAAGAGTGAATGTTTCTGCTCCTGTGATAAACCAAAAGTGATTCTGTTTTAAATATTTCAATTCGCATCACTCCAAAATAAAAAGGCTAGCATCTGCTAACCTTCTTTCTTATATTCTTCCCCAGTAATCTCTTTATAATCTTCTACAGAAATTTGATCAGGTACATAATCTGTTAAGTCGGAAGCCTTCAAAGTTCCCCAACTCCAAATAATTTTTAACATTGTTGCATTCATAATTCATTTCCTCCAACTATTTAGTTTCTGTCGTAACGTTTTGCTTTAATTCTAAAATTTCTTTTGTTAATCCAGTAATAACCTCTTGTTGTTCAGATTTATCCTTTGAATCTTGTAATGACTGAAGTGCTTGTGCTGTTGATAACTTCTTTAAGTCTGAGACATCGTTTGTTAAAGATAAATTTTGAAGTGTCAAATTAGATATGACAGTGTCTCTTTCTTCTTCAGGCGTTTGATTACTTTGAATATGAACTAAAGAATTGTCTGATTCTCTCACCGTCCATCGGTATTTATTATCAGTAGAAAAAGTTGAATCACTATCAACTAGTACCCAACCTTGATTACTATACTTTTTGACCTGTAGCTTAGCCCCATCCTCGGGACTTAAATAAGTATCAATAATATTTCTATCAGAATTTAATTGAACTGCTATTTTCATATCTTACCTCCTTAATTCTTATATGGTGAAATTTTTAAAACATTCCAATTAAAGTTATCCGTAAAACTAGGTGCTCTAGTATTTTTAAAAGTGAATTCAAAATCACTACTTAAACTGGATTTACCAATAATAATATTGGACTTTGTTACCCCTTTAAAATTAAAATTCTTATCCGTACCATTTCCCCAAACAATGCCCTCATTAGTACCATTATTTTGTTCAAAAGGAATAGTTATTACACTTGTAGAATCAAGAAATGGTTTCAGAATAATATTAATATTTATTCCATCTATCAATTCCTCCTTAGATATTTTAAACGTATTGGATAAAACAAAATTAGAGCTTTTAATTCTATAAACTGGTATTGATGATGAGTACGCTAGGTTATAAAAATAAACATAATCATCTAATGTTATCTCAATACCATCCATGGAATTTTCAAAAAAGTTACTTACTCCTGACAAGGCAATATCACCACTTGCTGAGCCGCTAAATAAATTGACTGAGGCTGGCAATTGAGCAACGGCTGGTTGTGTTGAAAATGTAGCAATTACATCGACAACCACTTCATAGTTAGCACCCGTAGCGCCAGCAGAATTACCATCGTTGTCATATCCTGTAACACTCTCGAAAGTCATAGTACCATTGCCATTAAAAGTAACATTTAGTTGAGGAGCTTTGACATTTTTACCTGATAGATTTTCACCAATCCCATTGATTGGAATTGTTAATGTTTTTTTAGTGCCTAGATCAGATGCTTTTATATAAATAGGATATGGTGATGTTGTCGTGAAATAGCCGTCTTTTGCTATATTATTGGGATCATAATTCAATTTAATATCGGTTACAGAACCCTTAGTGCCTTTTGTCATTGCAGTTTTTTGAAGGTGAATCAAGAAGGTAGCACCATCACCAACCATATTGAAAGTTGAACCAACATCTCGCTGTAAAGTTACTGTTTGAGAGCCTGTTTGTTCTGCTACACTTTCGTCTCGTTGATATAGCAAATATCTTTCAGTAATCTCACCATCAGCAAGTGAACCAGCATAGTAATCAGCACCAGCGGCTGGGTGATTTTGATCTGTATTTCCACCAGTGCTGCCACCTGTACCATTTGTGCTAGTTAAAAAATTAGTAAAATCCATATAGTTCGAGTCACCCGCGGGTTTAATAATTTGAATATTTCCTTTAGCATCCTTATATGTTGCCCCTTGAGCTGCCTTTGAGGCAATCCGAGCAACTTTTGTTAAAGCATTATCTGCCATTTAATTTACCTCCTATTTATTGTCCGCTTGTAATGCATTCGTCAAAGTAGTTATTTTGTCTGATATAGTAGCATCTTCAATTTTGTCATTTGTATCCAAAGTATCGATTTGAGATTGAATAACAGATTTGGCACTATCAGCGGTTAAAAATGATAATGAAGCATCTAAATAATTATCCGTCTTGTCAAAAGGTACTTTGACATATGTTCCTGTAGAATTTTTATATTTAATACCAATTGGCGTTAATGTTTGAAGTTTAGCAACTCTAGTTAAATCGCTCATTATTCTCCATTACTCCCTTCCAAGGAACCTGTTAGCAGGTCGATTTTTGATGATACAGCCGAATCTAAAATGGAATCATTTACATTTACATCAATTTGACCGTTATTGATTCCCATCTGAACGTCAACGTATAAATCAGCTTTTGTTACAAGTCCATCATCAGCAATCTGTTTCTCCAAAGCATTCATTTTAGTCTGCGAATCAGTTAACCCAGTATTTAGTTCATCTAGCTTAGCTTTAGAAACACTAATAAAACTATCTACCTTGTCATTACCATTTTTTAAATCAGTATCAAGCTGATCTAATGCTTCTTTCATCTTTTGACGAATTTGTGCTAGATTATCGGCAATAATAGCAGCATATGAATTCAACAAATAACTTAATTGATGATCAGCTGATGTCTGCATTTCTTTGATATGGAAAAGCGCCCGTTGATACTCAGATACATAAAAGGCCATTGCTCGTGGATATGCTATATCATTAGCAATCACATTAACTGAAAAGTCCAGTGTGGTATAAATCTTAGTTCTATCCATAGATTCAATGACAAAATGTGCATTCTTGAAGTAACCAGGACTTTGAGCAACTTCTGATTGTGGAGACCAGGTGATTCTACCAGTATTCGCTTGTACTCGATTAAATCCTTCATCGTCGTAGATTTCGGCCCCAGAAGAATCATTTCCCTCAAATCTAATTAATACATTGGACATATCTACGGGACCATCTTTAGTTAGGAAAAGAATTGGTGATTTGAACATCCCCGACTGTCCTTGGCGGATATTGATTTCTTGAAAAATTCTCTTGTTGGTTAAAGTATCAATAACACCTTGTGGCAAATTATGGATATGCTCATCATCCGTATCCTCATGTGGGAGATAGAATGTTTTCGAACCATCAAGATAAAAAATCATTGGTTGTTCAAGTGGAATATCTGTCTTGAGCGTTCTGTAATCGGAGCCAACCGGTACATGTAACTCAGGAATATTGGGTTCTTGATTAGTATTAGCTGCTGATTGATCTGTATTAACTTCTGTCATTTATTTATTCTCCTTTCTCGTCAATGTCATTAAGTGCCTCAACCTTGTCCTCAATATTTTGATCATGAATTGTATCATTGATGTCGATGTCTTTTTCACCTGTAAATCCCGGTGGGAAGACACTATTAGGCTGTGGTTTATAGTTAACTGCATTCGATAGATTATCTATTTGTTTCTGTAGGTTATTAATTTTTTCGTCAACATCGCTCTTAGTATAATAACGTTCATCAATTATCTGGGAGATTGATGTGGACAATTCTGCCAGTTGATCATCAGTTAATTGCTTAAAGAAATCAATGATTGCAGTTTCATTTTGCCCTTGTATAGCCTGATTCTTTAACAAAATGTTTATTACCGTTTCAATAGTGTTAATGTTGTAATCACTTGCGTGAAACATACTTGGACCAATCAACTCTTGAGTTAACGGATCTAGTCTAATTTGATTGCCGTCAACTCCTTCGATATCTTGAAGTTCAGGTATTTGTAAAAGCTGTTTTAAATCTACTAATTTATAACGCTTAAAAATAGTATTTCCATTGGAATCATCGCCAATAACTTCATACACTTGATTATTTTCTTGATCAATATATGTAGATCCCGTATCTTTAGTCGGATCTATTTGGTTATCCGGCAATTTTCCATATTCCATTAACTGCATATTTTGGTTAATATCAGGAGAATAGAATTTTTGTGTACCATCATATCCTTGCATTACTTTTTCTCCTTATCGTTATTTTTGTGACGCTTGTAAACCAGCAATTTTTGACGATAATCGGTTTACTTTTTTATTTAATAAGTCATTATTTCGCTTCAGCAACTTTATATTATCTGATGTTTCGAAGTTGATATTCTTTTTTGATAGTTTTGAATTATCAAGGCTTATTGTCATAGGTGTATCTTGCATCAATGGATTGCCACTGATGCCGTTTAAAGTAATCATGGTCTTAATTCCAAGTGGTCCGGTATCTAAGTAACTTGTGTCACCAATTTTCATGGAATCATCTTGATAGCTCAAGTTAACCGTTAACTCAATCACCGGTTCAATTTGCAAAACTGAATCAGCATACTGTTTCATTTGCTCAGGTGTTTTGATTTGGTCATTAGTAATATCATCACCAATTTTCAAACCATATTCAGAGCGTGACTGTGCATTGTAATAAAAAAACGGCTTAAACACATAATCTGTGTCGTCTGTTGTTGTACCGTCCTCTTGACCTTGTGTGTCACTAGGTTCTACATCATATTGACCACTAAAATCAAAATTACTTTGATCTACCCATTCATTAACACCAACACGATAGTAAGACTTTCCATTTGCTCCATCAGACACCGATCCATTAATTTGCCAAGCTGTACCATTCGGCAACACATCATTTAAAATGGTTTGAGGCGTCCAAGGTGAATCATATATCTTAGCTCCAGCTGAGGCATTAGTAACATCTGTTGGTGAAACATCGGTAGCACCACTGAAGTCTAGTGCAGATTGATCAATCCAGCCTAAATCAATTTGGTACCATGATTTTGATTGAGCACCATCAGAAACTGAAACCTTGACTTTGTATTGAGTACCAGCTGTCAATTGACTACCAGTCTTAACTTGTGGCGTAAATGGTGAATCATAGATATCAGCCATTGCTGCATCCTTATTATCTTTTGAACTATCATCACTGTCACTATCTTTATCATCAGCTTTGAAAGTACCTTGACCACTAACCACTGTAATCACATGATTTTCTGGTTTAACATCACCGTCTTTATCAAAGGTGACATACTTTTCAGCAACCCATTGATCTGTGGCAACTAAATAGTAAGTTACATCGTTAACCGTCTTCTTATTCGTAGTTAGGTATGTGTTTCCATTTGGTAAATGACCAACAACCGTAGTCATATCAGCTCCTACCACCGGTGCTCCGCCATCTTCCATAGTTGAAACCGTCAAAGTGGCATTACCAATTGATGAACTGGCTCCATTGTCCTTGTCAGAACCATCAGAACTAGAATCCCCATCAATTTTAATATGTCCTTTACCCCAAACTAGATCAATTACATGGTTCTCCGGCTTTACATCTCCGGGTCTATCAAACGGTAGGTACTCAGAGCTAACCCAGCCGTTGGTTTCAACTTCATACCATATCGTTCCATCAATAGAGACTTGCTGGCCAATTTTCCAAACTGACCCATCAGGTAGAACTTGACCAGTTTTAATTTTTTTAGTCGGAGAACTATAAACAGGAGCACCGTTCATTGATACGATCGTACCTCTAGTTTCTGGGCCAGTTGGACTTGCTGTCATAGAAATACCGGCAGAATCAACGATGGCCACAGCACCATCAGTTTGGCTGTGATCGTTATCATTTGTAGCACCGTATAACATAGCTCCATTTTTAACAGAAGTTCTGTCAATTGATATTTCGATGTCATTGGTATTATAAAGATTTCTGAAACTTTTATTAGTTGGGTTCTTGTAAGAATCAGAATCATAGATTATGACCGTCTTACCATTTGGCACCCATTTAGCTCCAAAACTATCAACAGCTTTTTGAACGGCATCTAAACCAGAACAATTACCCCAATCAGTAATATCGATTTTTGGGAATGTTCCGCGTAATTCATAGGTGTATCCGTCAGTATTGTATTCAGAATCGAAAACAAACTTCATGGCTTCGTCAAGCGTGTATGTATTGCTACCACTGTTAACTTTAAATTGCTTAAAATCTTGTATTCCAAAAATTTCATGAGTGGCCGTGACATCTTTAGTAGTTAGTCCGTCAACTACCTTACCTACTAATTGCACGATTGTATACTTTTGACCGTCAAAAATGATTGATGCACCATCTTGGAGCATTTCAAACGATAAAGAATCATAATCACTCAAATACGCTGTAAAACTAATAGAAAAAGTTTCACTAATTTGTTGTTGAAAGTTAAAAGAGCTTTCATCTAAACAGGTCAGCCATTCTTCGCTCTGGTTGTCGGCCGACCTCACAAATAATTTATGCATTAGAAATAAATGAAATAAAATTCAAAGGAAATATCCGAATTTGATAGACCAGAAATCTCAAAATCATTATTTCCTTTTGCTAGTGTAATTGTTCCGTGATCGCTATTGATTCCATCCGGATTACCATTGATATATGGATCAACACCGTCTAATATCAGTTCATCGGTCGGTATTAAAACGCGATTATAGGTAAATGATTCGCCGGTAGTCTTATTAGTTAGGGTTGGCGAACCAGAGCCTCTGATGTGAATTTTTAAGACATGATGTTGTACCAAAGGATCAATAGCAACAGAACTAGGATTATAAATAGAAAACTCCTCTTCTTTGGATTCATAGGAAATATCTTTATTAGGTATTCCCATTCCATAAGAAAAGAAGCTTTTTTCTTTATCAAATATTTCTAATGATGTACCTACGCTCTCACGCATACCGGTATAGTTATTGAAAGTAATGACTATAGTTGCTTGTCTTTCATTAACATATGTCGGGGCAAAAACTTTAGTTTTAACTCGATACTTGAATGAAGGCTCATTGCCAAATACAATCCAAAAACCATTTCGATTCATAAAGAAATCATGTAGAGCAGCATATAGCATTCGGAATTCTGCTTCGCTATTCCCGATTACTTCCCAAGTAGAAGTAATATCCCGACTATCAAACGAAGACGACGTTAAATGTTGACCATCTCGAGTATTGATTTTCTGCCAGTTATCTACAGGATTAGTTTGAGCTATATCCCAATCATAGCAATGAACACCGAACATATCTTCAACATCAAAGTACGAAGTCCAATCAATTCCCTTGTCGCTTATAGCAACTTCAATTGGATCAAGTGGTAATCTCGATGGATTATCACGACCGTTTGAAAAGCCATAAGCATGTGGCTTGGGATTTTGAAGTGTCTCATCTTTAAATACTTTGTTAGTCAACTATTGTCTACCTCCTTGTTGATAGCCATATACAGCTGTTTCTCTGGCATTTTGTCTGTTCATATTGCTGCTGGCTCTAGCAATGTTAATTTCAGGAGCAAAGTTCTTACCTTCGATAGAGCCTAACAGATTAATGACAATATCTAGTTTTTGACCAAGGTCAGCGCTGATATTGCTTGTTAAACTTGAGGATCTAAATTCCGGATGGAAGTCTGCCATTCTTCCCATCAAATCTCCTATTAATGGTATAGCTGATGGTTTAGCAGGATTAATTGCAAATTCGTCACCGGCTTCACCGATAATGGCATTAGTAGCACTAAAGACATGTCCACCGTTGGCCATTAATCTTGGACCAGAAGGACCACTAGCTGACCCACGCCATTCACCATACTTTCCGTTGTAGCCCATACCCATATCAGACCGCCATGTAGCATCATTGAATAACGCTATCAATTGATCTAACGGATTCCAAATATTCTTGTGTCCTGGCATAGCGTAATTATTAAATGTTGGGTCAATATACTGCAAAATTCCTTTTGATGGTGTACCGGCTTTGGCATTATTATCAGTCAAATTAATAGCGTGTGGATTACCGCCAGATTCATTGGCAATGATTCTTTCAATCATATCAACATTAAAATCGGTAATTGATTGATGCATATAAGCAGCGGCGGCTTTAATCATTGGACCATATGCAGTGGCTGGCATTTTACCAGAAACTGTGACTGATTGAAGTTGTTTCTTGAAACTTTCAGCCAAGCTCTTAACTTTATCGGCAACAGCTTTAACAATTCCATGACCAGTAGCAGGCCCCATTTTGCTTGAAAATTCTTCTTTAGCAAATTTACCATTTGTGACTGATTCGAATGCCTTAGATAAATTCCCAACAGGGTCTTTAATAAAGTCCTTAGCAAATTTAATACCCTTTTCGATATCTCCACCAATTTCTTTCATCTTAGAAGATACCCAAGAGCCTACGCCACTAGCTGCATCAGATATTCCGTTTTTGGCCATGTCGAAGAAATTAGATAAACTATCTCCAATACCATTTTCATAGTGAGGAATTAAACCAGTTTCGACATATGGTCTTGCTACTTGAGCAGGTAAAACTGATGAACCTTGTGGCAATGGCAATACAACATTTCTTTGTTGAGGCGAGAACATATGTCCATTTGGTAATTTAACAATTTCACGATAAACACTTGAGTGAGCATCATTAATCTTTGCTAATCCGCCTCTATGGTAATTAGATCCAGTTTCAAGAGTCTTGATTTTTCCTAAGCTCTTTCCACCGAACATCTTGATAACACCGTTGATAGCTCCAATACCTGAATTAACGATTCCAATGATTCCATTCCAGGCATTTTTAGCAATATCCTTTAATCCATCAAAAATATTTTTGAATGTGTCAGATATTCCTTTCCAGACTGAGTGCCAAGCTGATTTGAAGTTAGAACTAAAGCCAGACCACCATGAGTTCATACCGCTTGAAAAATTGCTATACCATTTAGATAATCCGCTAAACTTTTTGCTAAAGTAAGAACCTACGCCAGACCAAATTGAGTTCCAAGATTTTGAAAATCCAGAGCTAAATCCTGACCACCAGTCGTTCATGCCAGAACTCCAAGAACCTGCATTCTTTTGAGCTTCATTGAATTTCTCTTTTAAATCCTTAGCCCATTTAGACTTTTTGACTGACTTAGAAATGTTAGACATCTGTTTGCCAACATCATCTGATGATTTCTGAATAGACTTAGACATGTCTGACATAGTATTAGACATATCCTTGGAGAATTTCTTCATATCTATAGCTTTAGAAATTTTCTTCCAAGATTTTTGCCAGTTTTTAGCTATTGGATTAAAGATTTTACCGAGCCATTTTGTTAACCCATTCCAATCTTTCTTAATTGATTTAACCAATGAAGAAATCGATTTTTTAATTGGCTTAACAAGTGGTTTAGTTATCTTTACACCAATACCGACAGGAAAAGCTAACGCATAAAGTGCTAACTTGCCAAAGCCTTTCATTCCTTTAACGATGCCTTTAGAGATGCCACCGCCAATTTTTCCAGCTTTTTTATTAAAGGATTTGAAGCCCTTTTGAACATTCTTTATTGCATTAGATGCCCACTTTCGGAAATCTTTACCGACTTTGGTATCCTTTAAAATAAAGGCACCAATACCTAAAAACGGGTTGGCCAAAGTAAGAAGTATTTCTTTTTTATGCTTACCCATCCAAGTAGCGATACCCTTTGTCCAATTAACAACAGCATCTCCGGCTTTTCTTGAATAATAGCCAGCCTTCTGGATAATTCCCTTTGGTGGTTTTGCACCACGGCCTTTTTTATTCCATCCGTCAGTGAAGTTTTTAGCAGCTTTACCACCGAGCTTTCCAAGCATACGACCTAATGTAGCACCGATAGCTTCACCAGCTGGACCACCAAGCATGAAACCTATTCCACCACCGATTGCTCCACCGGCAGCTTTACCAAATCCTTCAAATTTTTTCTCTGGATTCTTGGCTTTTAATGCACCGACTACATCCATAGTAGCAACACCAGCAACAGCGGCAGTCGTTACCCCTGTACCAATCTTTGCGCCTTTTGTCATATTACCGGCACTAACTTTTGAGAATTTACCGCCTTGAGTCACTTTACCTAATAAATCTTTTAGGCCTAATAACTGTTTCTTTGTTGCTGCAATTCCTTCAGTACCAAATCTAAATACTGTTTTCTTATTTTCTCCAGAACCAATTACTTTAGTAAGTAATCCGCCACCTTTAGATTTGATACCTGCTAATTTAAGTAACGGGTCAAATGCACCCTTGGCCATCTTGAATGTTTTCATAGCTACTAAATAGCCTGCGATGGCTTTAATAGCTGTTTTGTGTTTAGCAATTCCCTTCAAGGCATCAGCAACCGCATGTAATGGATCACTTGCATCTTTAGAACTGTCTTTCATCAGCCCCAAGCCACTACCGATTGTGGTAATGATAGAACCGACATCTTTCCAAATTGCATTAAGAAATACTTTTAGAATTTCATTTAAACTGCCGCCGACTGTCTTCAGGTCCTTAGCATGGTCAGTAATGTAGCCAAAGAATACTTTGAATCCTTTATCGACCGAATCAATTCCCCTATTTAGATTGTCAGTAAAGTCCTTTTGTCCCCCTGTACCGCCAGAAAGAGCACTCATGGCATCAGACATCCCATTAGATATAGTTTTACCTAAATCACCAAATTTATCCTTGGTGCGTTTGTCTGCCACCCAATCGGATACAGTTTTATAGATTGGATTTTGAGCATTTAAAAATGGCTCTGTGAAAGCCGATAGCAAAACCGGAACTTGGCTTTGGATAGTACGTTTCATTCCGGCTATTGTGGCACCAAAATTCTTAGTAGCCTTGCCGTACTTGGTTGCAGTATCTTCCAATACCTTATCCATGGTATCTGATGAAACCTTACCGGCTGAGATCATGTCGTTCAGCTGTTTCATCGTTAGATTCTTGTTACCAGTCATCTTCTGCTCGGTCTTGAGCAGTTCAATTCTCAACTTAGGAAAGACATTGACGAACGACATCATATCTTGAGCGGATACTTTCCCGTTGGCAACCATTTGTCCCCACTGAGTTCCGAAGTTCTCAACTTCATCATCGGTTTTACCGAATGCATCCTGTAGTGTTAATACTGAAGTTGTTAATTTCTTAGTAGTTTCAGCACTATCATTGACTGAATAGAACTTTTGATTTAACTGGTCAACCATATGAGTAGAGTTATTAGCAGCTATAGCCATCTTGTTGGTCATATCTACCATTTTTTGACCATCTTTGGCGCTACCGGTTAAAGTCTTCCAAGTGGCATTCATGGTTTGCTGAGCATTGGCGTATTCCATTGCAGCTGAAGTTGCTGATTTCAAACCGCCAACAATGGACATAAGTCCAGTTGTCATCATGGATCCAACAAAACTTCCTGCCAGGATTGATTTAAATTGGCTTGTTTTTTCTTTAGCTTTATCAATATGATTGCTGAAGTTAACTAGTGCACTATTACCACCATTAACATCGGCATCAACTTTGGTATTAAGATGCTTAGGAATCTTGTCAGTTTCACGAATGAAGTCATCAACATCATGTGTATCAGCTATCGCATCGAGCTTTGTACGTGCTTCTTTAGGCACCTTTTGATAGTACTGCTCAAAGGTAGTGAAGCCTTCCTTTTCAGCCATAGCCTTTAATGTGGATTGTTGACTACGTGGCAGACTTTCCAAATCATTCTTAAATGCCTGGAATCCACCTTTTTCAACGTTAGCCTTTAATTGAGTGTATTTATCTTTAGGGACGGTCTTCATGTAGCCTTCAAAGGTATCAAAGCCACTCTTTTCAGCCATAGCATTCAACTTAGTTTGAACATCTTTAGGCAAGCCCTGAAGTTTTTGACTAAATGTAACGATTTTCTGCTCATCAGCAGTAACATCAAGCTTTACGTTCTTATCATTGATGTTATCCATTGCTTGTTTAACTCTCTGAGCGGTCGGAGTTAACTGATCTTTACCAAGAAAATTAATAACTTTATTTACTACGATATCTGACATCTATTCTCGCCCCCTTTCCATGACCAGATCATGAAACGCTTTTGCACTGATTTGTTTTCTTTGAATGTTGTCCGACTCCTTGCCAAAATTGGTAGCAAAATCTTTAACCTCGAAAAGTGAAGATTCAATTGATCGATTTTGTGTTTCAATATCTTCAATCAGACCTACTGGTCTTACCATCGAGGATTTAAGACGTTCATTCTCAAGATCGTCATATTGAGCAAGCAACGCTCCACGACACAAATCATTAAATTCAAAGGGAGTTAACTTCCAAAAATCATCAATATTTGTAATACCGATAATTCTTCTAGCTCTACTTATCTGTTCATCCAAATCAAACTGATTTACTTGCTCGCTTCTTCGATTCTCTCGTTTGCTTCCTTCATGTTTTCTTCGAGTTGATCGATTTGAATTTGAGTCATTTCTTTTTCTTCGGCTTTTACCGATTTCAATTCCAAACTCTTCTTCATACCTTTGATCAAACGATCTCCGTATCTCATCCACTCGCTTATTTTCGCTTTTAAAAAACCTGCGTTAATTAGTCCCTTAATAATTTCATTAGTAACTTCGTGGATATCGTCAAATCGACCATCTTTACTTAATTGATCAACCAACTCATCTTCTTTAAGCAAATTTCCAGCCACAGCTTTAAAGAAAGTAATCACTGAATCTACATTGTCAGCAAATAAACCATCTAAAAATGAATTAAATTTGTCAGTACGTTTATCCTTGTCTTCACCAGCAATATTTTTGTATAAAAGATAATTAAAAGTAGGTGTGATCATTCCTTTTTTTGTCTCTAAAGTTAGCATTTCAATTTCTCCTAATAATTTGATTCCGTCCACCACCGCTCAAGTATGTGAGTATGCACTTGATTAGATACTAAGCAGTCGGCTTAGTATTCGAAGACACTGGTGATCCTGTACCTGATCCTGTGCTTGATCCTGTACCTGTGCTTGATCCTGTACTTGAACTTGCTGGATTAGATGTATTAGCTGATTTAGAAGCTCCGGGGCCCATGACATCTTCACCAGTTGTTGTATCTTGAACTGTAATGGTTTCATCATCGGCAGTATTATCAACCACATCCCCGTTTTCTGTACCAATGTCACTTGGATGTGCCCAGTTATAATACTTATCTAAATCATCAAGCACACCATCATCAAGGTCAGATTCGTCCAATTCAAAAGCATTCTCATCAGAATTAATTGCCCGTTCAACGCCGTTGACTTCAAATTGAAGATTGGATGTAACGATTCCACCAAGCGCTTCGGTATTTGGCAAGTTAGGAACATAAGATTGAGAAAATTGTGCTTGAGCTTTACGATTTGGCTTTGTTCCATGAAGCGTATTTAGGTCAACACGCCATAAGCCAATCAATTCACCTTTTTCCCATGCTGCATATAGATCCCAATAGAGATCTTTTCCATTGTTGTTAGGATCATCAAAGATAACATCGACTGTTCTTTGTTGATTAATTGCACCAACGCCCTTAGCAGTTCCACGCTTAGTGGCAGTTGATTGAATTGCTCTTGTGTTAGTACCTGATGTAGCACTCTGTTGACCTAAAATATGCGCCTTATTAGCTACTGGCTCATGCATAAAGCGCTTATACAGATAGATGATTTTATCTGCATCGCGGCCTTTAAAGGCCTTTTTGAATTTGTTTTCTGGTTGTGTATTGTCAGCCATTTTATTTCCTTCTTTCAAATTTTTTGGTAAAAAAATAGACATTCACTTTTGAAATGAATGTCTAAATAAATGATTTTTCTGTTATGTTGTAATCCATTGTGATTGTCACATGTCTCAAACTCTGATCAGTTGAATTGTCAATAACCTCAACTTGATTGAAAGCAACAGATGAGCAATTATAACTTGATAATCTCAAATATTTCAGATACTCACGTATGCTGAAACATGTGTCCATCATCAAGCCATGATCATTGTCCACCGTGTCAAAATAATCAACATATAAAGTATAACTTGAACGTTGTTCATTCTTAGCACGCTGTGAATCACCGGTTGAACCTGTTGAAATAATAATTTGAGGATAGCCGTTGCTATCACTCTCACTAGAATCAAAAATCGGTATGTCGTCTGCTATGGTTTCGATTGTTTTAATAGCTGATGTAACCATGTCTCGTTGTGGTGAAATCAAATTGATCACCTACTTTATTGAATTTTCAATGATTTCGTCTGAATATTTATCAACGTCAAGCTGCATGCCCGAATCGTGCATAACATGTTGAGCCGGATAATTTCTATCTTTCAGACCATTTTCGAAAGCTTGGATGTATTCATATCCATCTTTAGATTCGGCATTAGCATAGATATCAGATGACATACCGTCTTTTGAAGAGTGCTTTGCTACTGATTTCCATAAATTACCATGGCCAACATAGCCACTTTTAGAATGGTATTCACGCTCTCTGATCAATTTTTGGGCGCCATCCACTTCATCATTGGCAACTTTATCGACCGCCTTGGGCACATTATTTTTAAGACGTGCTTTATCTTGAAGTATCATTTCTGCCAAATCAGCATTGCCAGACTGTTTTAGTGATCTAGCCATAGCAATCAGCGGATCACTAAAGTTATCCTTAGCTTGAATCCTGACTACTGGTACGTCTTCATTATCCCAGCTCATGGTTTCACTTCCGTTCCAGCAACATAGAGAGTCGTTCTGCTCTTATGATGTCTTACTTGTTTGACGATATATTTAGGAGATTGTTTCTTTTCATCGTATTCACCATCAAAAGCGACATAATCAGCCGTTTCAGGGCAATTCAGTCTGATTACCCACGATCTATCATATTGCTTACCAATTACATTAATTTGCTCTTGTGATCCATTCAATTCTGTAACTCTAGCACCGTAAAACTTAGTCGCTACCAATGTCTTTGTGTGATTGAGTACATCATCTTTAGGATCATTAACTTTTCGTATCAAATAAATAATTGGTCTAATCAAAGGTAAATACGCCCCCTCTGTGGTCATTATCAGCAAGGCTATTCTTATATGAATCAAGCAAACTTTGAATTGGATCTAGATCAGTATCGCTGAATGTCAAAGACATCCCTTCTTCGCTAACTGACTTAGTTCCCTCATAATTTTCCCTGGTAATTGCATTCTGTGTGACTTTTTGAACGGCAACAGATAGCTTTGAATCCAGATCATCAACACCTAAATATAATTCAATTTCATCTACGGCATTTTCGATATAAATCTCAATACGAGGAATCCTTGGATCATTATCTTCTAAGTCATTGACTACTTTTATATTTGCCAGTACCGAATCATTAACCGTGATCTTTTGAGTTTCTTCGCTCATGAAATCACCTCATTACTTACTTGATGTAGTACCTGATGTAGTACCTGATGTAGTACCTGATGTAGTACCTGATGTTGATGTTGACTTCTTAGCCTTAGTATTGATATTTGTAACGACATACTTAGGATCAATCTTAAATTTGTAGGCAACAGTACCGATATTTCTTGGATCAGTAACAATTTTATAATAAGGAGTTGTAGCAGTTTCCAATTTATTAACAGTTAATCCCACATATGGTTGTGTGACATCATATCCTAAACCATTTGGATGCATTGAAACGATACGACGGTTAATAAGTGCAGATTGACCACCTTTACCAAGTGAGTCACGTGTTACTTCAACTGCGTTTTGACTAGCTGGTGCTGTTGAGTATCTCAAAGCTCCATCCATCATTGCATACATTGTAGTTGTTCCGTCAGCATCTAGTGGAATATCGTCATCTTCAACGATTGGAATTCCATTATAAGTTGTTAATACTGTTGCGCCTTGTGAAGGTTGAACATCAGCAATCAAATTTTGTTCACGCATAGCATAAACGGTAGCAGAGTTAACTACTAATCTTGTCAATGATGGAGTAGCAACATCACCCATTCTTGATAATGCAGCTAAATAATTACCAGCTGATAAGGCTTGAACATTATCAAATCCGAATGACTTAGCTTCTTGCATATCGTCAAGTAAGAACATGTTATTGAGAATTGCTAATAGCAATCGTTCATCTTGACCTTGCCAATAGTTTGAAAATCGTGATGTAATGCGTCCTTGCACTTGAGCGCCTGAAACTTGCTCTGCAAAATCGGTTTGTCCAAACGCCTTAGCTTGATAAAATTTAATAGCGTTATGTTCATCGCTTGTGATTCCTTCAATTGAGATATCATCAGTATCGTTCCAGTCTTGAGGATCTCCACTAAGGTCATTCAATACAGGAATATTCATTAGTCTTCCGGGATCTTGGAGATGTGCCCCCATAACATCATCGGCAGTTACTGCTCCTGATGTTAAAAGACGATTAGTTTTAGTTGTATCGTTATTGATATATTGTGCCCATAATTCAGGGACAACTAATTGTCCTAGAAATGTAGCTCCAGTAAATTGTGGCATTTAAAATTCCTTCTTTCTATTTGTTTAAATAATCTTTCTTAATTAAATCAGGATTTTCCATATAAACCTTTGTAAGTTCTTCAAGGCTCATATCTTTCAAATCCTTATCAAGTGTCACTGTCGCATTACCTGTGGCAGTTTGAGGCGTACTCTTACCCTTCAAACGATTCTCAACACTTTCTTGCACAGCATTATCAAATTCAGTTTTGACACTTTCAAGGTTTTGCTTTGTTTCGTCATCAGTAGAACCAACGAATAATTCAGCAAACGACAATGGCAACTTCATGCTTTCAGCAATTTTAGTAGCTGAGTTAATTAAATTCCGATGCTGATTTTCAGCTTGTAATTCTTCAAGTTTCTTCTTCAAGTCAGCTGTTTCAGCATCAGCTTTTTCTTTATCGGTCATATTTGCCTCAGCATCGTGTTTAGTAATAGCGCTCTTGATTAAATCAGGAATGCTATTAACTTTGTCTTGAAGTTCTTTAACGATTTGATCAGATTCATCCTTTTCCTTAGCTTTTGTTTGACTAACTAATTGGTTAACCTTTTCTTGCTGCTTATCATCAAAAGATACTTCCTTAGATACTTCTTTAGGCTCGTTGTCGCTCGTTTGAATATTTGGCTCTTGATTATTATCTGGGTTCATGAGTTATCCTCCCGTTTTAAGCTCGTCATCTTTAATTTCCATTTAGAGTCCGTCGACTATATCCGTGGCTCTTTAATGCCTGACACACGTTTGAAGGCAATAAAAAAGGCGACCACTTAAAGTCGTCTATAAATTATTTAATTCATCGGTTACATCATGATTAGAAGTGTCCCAATCATCGTCATCATTCTCCTCAATTACTGTACATTGGCAATTAGGATGCATCAATGGAAAATTCACGCCTTCTTCAGCATCATCAACATCAAATATTTGCCCATCTAGTGCATCACAGTCAGCACACGTCGTTGGTGATTCGAGTGAAATATATTTATACTTCTTAACGTTCCTTGAATAGAATTCTTGCAATCTAGTTCTATTCATTGCTTGAGCGGTAGCCGTTCGAATCATGCCAGCAGCGCGTCCCATTTGCCCATTCGTTGCTTTGTTTCCACCAGTCAATATATCAGAGACATCCTTGGTCCAATTTAATGAATCTTTAGGACTTTTAGCAGCCTTTTCAGCCACTTCACGAACTTTTCTCAACGTCTGCATAGTTTGCTTATTTATTGAAGAAAACATATCAGAATCAACATGACTGTCTAACACGGCATTTTGCGTAGATTTATAAATGATTGCATCCACGTTCTTACTTTGCTCAGCAATATGCTGATTATTATTAATAACATTTTTAGCCTGCGCATAAGTTGGTGCATAAACAACATTAGGAATATTTTCCGTTGCGACACCTAAATGAATCTTTTGTGCCATTGCCAGTCTAACAATATCTTGAGTAACATTAGCCATCAGCATATCGCCATTGGTATTTAGATTATTGTTATTGAAAGCCATCTTAATTAAATTCTGATCATCGGGACTGGCATTATAGAATGTGTCTTTCAGATTATTAAGAAAGGCAGCAATTTCACCAGGATTAGCTTTAGCAGTCCATGACTTATTAGCTCCAATAAACGCATCAACATCACTGATAACTTTTGATTGAGTATCACGATACATCGATTCGATTTCTTTAACTCTAATATCTTGTTTACCGTAAATCTTTTGAGCAATACTAATCGCTTGGCTTTTCGTCAATTTCATTGTTGTCTACCTCGTCAGGATTAGAATCGTCGGTGTTATCACCATCATCATCTTGAGACTCATCAGGCTTTCTAGTAAATACATTGTTAAATGGATCATTTTCCTTTATTTTCTCATTTTGCTCGTCAATACGTTGTTGTTCGGCATCATTGCTTACGCCAGTGACGGGTTCGATTTGCTCACGAATAGTCTGATCCGATACCTTGCCAGTGTTAACTAGAGCCGTAACAGTTTGCATAATCTCGGCATCATTTTTAGGCATGTTAGGCGTATAGACAGGATTGATATTTTCAACCATATCAGCATTCTTGATACTTCCTAATGCTTGCCAATAATTTCCAAGCAATCGTAAACGTCTCATTAATCCGCGCGTATAAAGTGATTCCTGGTTAGAACGTTCTTGATCATTGCCCCATAATTTATAAGACATAGCAACGCCCGACGCATTAGATGCAAAATTAGCATCGCTTGTATCAGGCGTATTCGTGTCCTTGTGGATTTCCATATTAAGAGCATCAATATAGAGTTTCCAACCGTCTGAGTTTAATTCTTTGGTTAGATATGATGCAGTTGGCTGAATGACTTGACCATTATCATTGATACCATTCTTAACCAATGCTGGTTTTAACCAAATTTTACTTTGATGAGTATTGATTTCAGGCGTCTTTCTATAAATGATATTGCCGTCTTTATCTGTCAATGGCTGCCCATCAGCGCCAACCCACGGAGTTTTAGGAACATCAATATCACCTGTGATCATCAACATAGCATTGCTGAAATCTTCTTGTGAGTTAGCCATTTCGGACTTGCTTTTATCAATTGAATCAATTGTATCGAGCTTATACTCCCAATCGCCCATGCGCTCATCATTGTTGATATATTCGGTCAATGGGACTGAGCCAAAATTGTGTTCTTGATTGTCGGATAACGTTAATTGACCATCAAAGTTTGATGTTGGCTTATAAATGAAAATATTTGTATCCGTATAAATAACTGTGTACCAATAATCTTGTTCATTGAAATTGACGTTGTAATAATAAACACCGAATAAAGAATGCTGTTCCATTGATGAATCATAGACGACAAAAGCATTAGCAGGGTCTACAGGACGTAATGAAACCTCATTGGTATTCTCACGAACATACATCAATTCGTAAGCACGTCCCATGATAGACAGGTTCTTGCCCATTATTTTTTAATGATACGACTCATCATTTTTAGAATTGAATTCATTAATTAGATCATTGAGTTTATCTTCATCGGCTTCAGATGTTTCAGAATCATCGTTATATTGAAATTTGATATTATTTCCAAAACGATAACCAGTCTTAATTGATGTAATGAAGTGAGCAAATCCACTAGCGATACGATTATCTGCGCGGCTTTCGGACTTCTCACTGTCCCAATAATGAATATCGTTATCACCAATGTAATAGCGGTAAAGAGTTAATAATCTTGGTACTTGTAGTGCTTGATGTTTCTCAATAAATTTAGTTGCTAATTCGCCTAGCTTAACAGGGTCGTCCTTGATAACGTTAAACAACTCGGCTGGCATTTTATATTGCTTGTTTGAATCAAGCGAGAAACGTCTACCACTGAGCATATGAACTGTTCTTTGATTCGGATAAGGCAAACTTGAATAGTAAGCTATCGGATTATCTTCAATTGCCATTAGATCACTCTCCTTTCATTTAAAATCCCAGACTATCTAAGTAGTCTGCTTGCTCATTGATTGATGGTGCCTGGTCAACAGATTGCATAGCCATAACTGATTCAGCAACACCAGTCAAAGCATCTGAAGCGTCATCATGTAAATTTTTACCAGCACGTTGATACTTCTTGATTGCATCAAAAAAGACTGGAAAGCGTGACTTCCAGTCTTCAGGATAATGTACATGCTCTTCTACCCAACTTGAGTTAGATAGAATACGTGCATCTTTATTTTGACCATTGTGAAACCAATTGATAACAGTGCGGTTGGTCTTATATTCATTCTTCAACTTAGCATCAACTTGTCTGGCAAACCCTTTACCACCATTATTAGATTCAATTCTAGCAAGGTTAACTTTATTTCGATAATAGCTTTCAGTAACCAATGATTCAGTTACTTCCATTGGTTCCTGTGTCATGACTACATCCAAGATATAAGGCTCTTGCTTATACATCCCATAAACGATTGATACCAGATAATCACTACCCTCATCAGCAGTATCACAATATGCATAGATACCGCTAAAATCAGGCTGTTTAGTGTAGGTATTGAACTTCTGATATAAAGTACCCTTCAAGTCAATTGGCTCTTGCTGATAGTTAGCGGCGGCTATTTCAGGACTCATAACTGATATCTTTCGCTTATACTCGTCATAGGATAGAACATCATCACACAACATTGTTCCATCATCCTGTAAAGCTTTCATATTGATATGTTTGACTTTATATCCAGCTTTTGGCATCTCAGTTAATACACGTCCAGCCAGATCACCACTAGCCCATCGTGTCATGATAATTAATACTTTGCCACCCTTTTCAAGACGTGAAAGCATTGTATCAACGTACCAACGGTAAATATCATCTAATCGATTAGCATTATTAGCTTCTTGAGCCGACTTGATGACATCATCAATAATAATTAGATCAGCACCAAAACCAGTAGCTGTACCACTTGGAGATGTAGCAAGGTAATTATTAACCGGATTGCCTTCAAGGCTCCACATATTCATTGCAGCATCGCCATATTTAATGTGAGTGTCTGGAAAAATATCATTATAAACAAGTATGCTGTCATCAGCTTTAACTTCTTGAATCGTATTACGCACCGACTTAGAAAATACGGTGGATAACGTTTCATTATATGAGCCCGTCATGATTCTTTCGGTGCTATCCCTACCAAGTAACCACTCAACGTAATTGGTAGCCGTCAAAGACTTCCCATGCCGTGGTGGCTCATTAACTACAAGTACCTGGTCATCACTGGTTAAGAAATCTTCCAAATCGTTACACAAGTCAACCAAGTATTTACGATTAGGCTTATAAAAGTCGGGCATTCTCAGCTTGCAGAAATCAAAAAAATGTCGCCGTGCTAATTCAATTTCTGCACCACGTCTAATCCAATCACTTCTGTTCATGAGCGATCTTCTTCAATTCGGCATCAGTAAGATTTGCATACGGGTTATGAACATTCAATCCACCGGATAGCTCAGTCTCATGCTTATCACGCCATTCTTCAGGCTTACGATTCTTTAACCAGAATATGGCAGCAGTCGTATCAGGTGGAATATCTTTTTCAACTAAACCTAGTTTAATACGTCTGGTTGTCTTTACGCCTTTGATAGCAGCATCTTGAATCTCTTGCTTAGAAGCACCCGGATGCTTCAACTTCCACTTGTTTTCATAGTCACGTCTTCTAACGTCAATCAACTCATCGTCAAGCGGGACTACTTTATATTGTGTCTCGGTAGCTGTGAATCCCTTGGCACGCTTGAATAAGGCGTTCTCAATTTCACGATCAACAACGGATTTCCCCTTTTTTAGGGCCTCCGATATCTCCGATTGCTTCTTTTTCCACTCATAAAGCGTAGATGGAACAATCCCAATATTATGGGCAATCTGTTCGTCAGTTAAGCCATCACGTGCCCAGCCTTCTAATTGAAGTAGCCCTTCGGGAGTTATCCATTCGCCAATGTTTGACTTAGCCAACATCATCACCTACTTTCTTGGCTTAGGTTTTTCTCTCTTCTTTTTCAAATCACGATCTAGATCACCAATCATCTTAGCTTCTTCCTTAGTCATGTAACCAGCCTTTGTGTGAATCATCTCAAGGCACCTACAATCTTATCTTTTCCTTCCTCATCCGTTAAATAACAATCATCAATATTAGGAAGTGTTAATTGATAAAGCTGGTCATCAACCATATGTGATCCTATCGAAACAATTTGCTTAGGATTTACTAGCATTTCATTATATTCATATCCTTCTCCTGATTCCGCTTCTTTGTAAACTGTAATATTAATCATGTTTGCACATCCTTCTAAGCTCTTTCTTAGCTTTGTGTTTTTTAACTAGCATAACGATTCCAGCAGTTCCATAGCACAAAATAAATAGCCCTAACGCAATTAGCATTGGACTAAATACCCACAACCAATTCCATGTAATGAATCCAAATACTTTGGCTGCTGCGAATATTAGTGTCAGAACAAACAGGAACCACGTATAATCCTTATCATTTAATTTCAGCATATTAGGCACCTGGCATAAATGAATTATGGATTGCGTGCTTTACTGGATTATTTATCGCACTAGCTGCGGCATTGTCCGATCCAATTGCTGAATCTTCTGTTTTAACCTCTTTTAGACTGTTATCAATTACTTCCCAATCATCAGATAACATGTCCGTTTGACTTGCTAACCACCCTAGTTGAAGCTGATTAGCTGTTGTCTTAATGGCTAATAAATCAGTGACATTAAATTCAGTAACTTCTAATGAATTTAAGAAAGCATTCTCTTTCCATGGTCTATCTCCCCACTTTTCATCTGTGCCACCGCGAAGAATATCTTCTAAAAAATCTCTATCAATTAAGAAGATAAATTGATTTTTACCATTCCAATTTTTACGTTTCAATTTCTTGCCTAATTTGAGTTGTTCTAGTGCTTCACTAAATGTCAT